ACCTCTGACGCAGAACGACCCTCAATGGCTGTGCCATCCACGCGCAGGAAATCATTGTCAGCAACGCCGCTGGTAAATTTTGGCACATTGTTGTTTGAGATGCCTGTGTCCAAAGTGGCAGTGGCTGTAATGGCTGTGCCGTTCAACGTCATGGCGTCAGCTTCTAGCGTGCCGTCAAAGTCACCATCTACTGCATCTATATTACCTTTGAATACTGTCGCCGTAACTGTCCCTGTGCTTGGGTTGTAAGTTAGGTTGCCATCCATTTCCAGGCCAACATTGCCTGTGCTTGAGGTGGCATCTTCTACAAAAGTGATTAGGTTTTCTTCATTTGTGCTTTCGTTATCTGTAACCAAAACGTGAGCAGAGTTAGTGGCGTCAGTAACAGTTACACCCGCGATCACAGTATTCAGTGCTGTTCCATTGACGGTGATTGCATCAGCCTCAAGTGTGCCGTCAATATCAGCGTCACCGCTAATATCCAGTGATCCAGCGTCTAATTCGCCCGTCAGCGTAACATTGCGGAAACTGGCAATATCCTTGTTGCTATCAACAACCACGGCCTTGTCAGCCGCCACAGTACCGTTGGTGATACCGTCCAGCTTTTCTAGTTCAGCCTCGCTGATGACCGCGCCTGATCCAAGCGTTAGATCGCCACCCACAGTGAGATTGCCTGCCACAGCGGTTGTACTGTCAGCAACTGTGCTGTTGGGCGTGTGTGTGAGGTAACTGACAAAGCTGCCGCTGATCTTGCTGGCCATTGTCAGCGTGCCGCCATCAGCAATGCTAACTTTGTGCTGGTCAGCGTTATCATCGCCCTGGTCTGCCTTTAAGACGATACCGAGCGCTGCGCCCTCTACATTAGCTGCAATTTCCAGACTGTCATTGGTGCTTTCATCATACTGAATTGTGATGTCGCTGTTGGTGCCAAGGACAATGGTCTTGTTGTCAGGCACGGTCAGACCTTCAGCAAACGGTATCGCCGCCGTGCAAGTCTGCGTGCCGTCTTTCAGGATGCAAGTGGACAGGCCGGTAGCCATGCCGTCCAGTTCAGTGTCGAACTTGCTGGCCAGTATTTTGACGCCGTTATCCCGGTCTGTCGTGCAGTCAAATGTGCGTGAAAAAGTGCCGCCTGAAAATGCCATTACAGTGGCCCTCCTGGTGCTATTGTATAATGAGCGCTGATGAAGCTGATTGTCTGAGTGCTGGTTGCGACTTTAATACGCAATGCTGCCGAATATCCTAGTCTGTTGACCGCCTTGCGGCGTTTGGTAATGCCTGCGCCTGTCGTATCAGCCCAGAAAAAATCATCCCAGGTTGCCGTGTCCCAGGCCGCAAGATTGGATTGAAATGTGACTGGCGCAACATCAATCGCAGCCACTGGCGCTTGGTCAACGCCTACGCCAAATGAGAACACAATGTCTGTTTCGCCTTCCAGCATGGGCTGCACGCTAGAGAAACGCTTTATTGATGCTCGATCACCAAAATAGTTGTAGCTGGTAGCCAGATCACCAACAATGTTTTCGCCATTATCAGCATTGCCGCCCACCTTGAAAACTTTACCTGAACTACTGCCAAAATATGTATCGCCATTGAACTGGCCCCAGACATGGGCCGGTATGTCCTCAAAGATGCACCAGGCTCTGATGATCGGGTTGAAAACGTGCTGATTAAACGGATCAACGTCATTGGTTGGATAATTAAATATTACCTTGTCGCCATCCGGGCTTACGAATATCTGCCAGCCTGTCAATGTGCCGGTGGCTTTGACCTGGGCAATCACAGTGCCGCGAATCTTTTCCGATATGGCTGCTGCCTTGTTGCCGACAATATCCTGGCGCACAACTTGAGACAGTGGCAGATAGCCCTCTCTGGTCATAACAATTACATCGCCGCCCAGCTTGGCAATAGCGCGTTTTTCGTTGATTGGCTCTGCAATGCGAAACGTACCCACCAGCGCAAAATCACTGGCAGGGTTTGATCCAGAATAGAGCAACACCTCGCCGCTTGTCATAATAATGCAAAGTAAATCGTCAACGCCCTCACCACCGTCAATGGTCAGGGTGTTGATCATTATGATGTTGCCGCCGAATGTGCCGACCAAGCCGACAGGGAATTTGGTAAAGTTGCCTGTGAATGTGTCCACAGTGGCGCTGTGATAAAAGTTTTGACTTGTGCCGGTCCAGTAATAAACACGGTTCTTATGAGCGTGAACGCCGGTCAGCGTGTTGGCATTGACGCTATCTGACAGTGTAATTGACAAATCAGACGCGCTTGAGCCATCCCATGAGAAAGGCACATTGGCCCCAGACGGCACCACCACAGTCACATTGTTGAACTCAATATGCTCTGCCCGGCCATTCGCCAAGCCAGTTTTCTTGCTTACCGCTGTCCCGCTGTCGATCTGGTAAAATGTACCGTTTGATCCAATCGCCAACAACTGCCGGTTTGCGCCAGCATTATGCTCAATCAGCGTTTCAACATTGCCGGTGCCAACGCCAGTGCAGAATGACGTATAGCCATCGCGCAGCGTTACTTTCTCCACAGTTGGGAAAAAGTTGGACATAATCAGCGCATCCGTTGGCGGCATGGCATCAATGCTGTCACGGCTATTCAGACCGCCCACCGGGGCTGGCACAGAGGCTGCTTTGGCGCGATAGCCCCTAGATGATGGAAGTGCCTGTAACATCAGCCGCCATATCCGCTATCAGGTAAATTGTATGAATATGGATCGACCAGGTACTTCCTGGCGTCATCCATAGTGATAATCGGCGCACCACCTGACCGGCTGATAGCCTGGCGCAGTTCTAACTGGTACTGCCTGAAATCCTCATCATATGCTAGGCCGTGGCTCTGCTTGAAACGCCATGTAACGCCCATTTCTATGAGTGCCTCATCGAGTATGCCAACGTCTGTATCAGCCGCCATAGCGGCCTGTGAGGTGCCGCCACTGGTCTGATTCCAATGGCTTGAGATATATTCAAAGCCTATCGACTCTGTTGCTGTTGGCGTAGGCGTCAAATCAAAGCGCAACGCATTGCTGCTTGGCTTGAGCCTGAAGCGTTCAACAACGCCGCCAGTAGTCGTGCCAAACCTATCAGCCTGGTATTGCTGTGGTGTAATCGGGCCTGCCAACTGGTTCAAATCTGTTCTGTTGTAGGCTGTTCCTGATACAAAGCGGTCAAAGTCTGTCGGCAGCGCATAGTTCTGTGTACCGTTGGCCGTGTTGAAAGTGTGTTCTTTCGACAGTATTGGCCAGTTGGTGGCACGCATAAGCTGCTTGCCCTCACGGTTGATAAACACCAAAAGCTGCCTAGCAATCGGGTCAGTATTGCCGACCACAGTTGAAGGTCGTTCAAACCCAGTGTAGTCAGCTACCGTCTGCGCTATCGTCAACAGGCTCATTGGTTTTCTCTTTTACTGCTTTGAGGGTTTCGGTCGTTACAATTACTTCCTCGACCAGATCGGCCTTTTGCTTGTCGGCTGTGACTTGCAGCTTGGCAATCTTGGCCAGTTCAACGTATGGCTCACCAATATTTCGCAATGTCGTTTCTTCAGCCGCTGCCAAGGCTTCAACTGTCTCAATGTTGTGCAGTTCCAACTCACAGCGGCGCGGCTCTGTCATGCCAGGCAGGCTGGTCAGCGCTTTGCCTTTTGGCCTTTTCTTTTTCGCCTTTTTCTTGTAAGCGGCCCATTCTTCTGGAAAGCGTGCAATATCTTCTGGCCGCACCGGGCCTTCCCAAACATCGCGCATATTGGCAATAGTGATGCGGCAAAAATCTTTTTTCTCGCCGTTAAGTTCGCGTGCAAAAAAACTGCCTTTGACAGACATGGTAGAACTCCCGATTGTTTGAATTAAGTTGGGGGCAAGACCAATGCCCTGCCCCCAGTGTTTTATAGTGGGAACATACAGATAATTTCTTTGTCTGAAATATCCCCAGCAATCGCGCATACGTTGCTTGTAACGTCTGCCGTGACATCAAGCGTACCATCTGCCGCGCCGGTTGGTGTCAACGGATCACCGTCAGCACCAGCGGTCAACGCAATGGTCAAGGTTGCTGCGCCAGTTACCTGGAACCAACCATATTGCCCATCTGTCATCACTGCCTGAATTACACCCGCGCCGACCTCAACGGAATCGGACAGATCGCTAGTCACCTGAAAGTTTTTATAGCCATCTAAAGTGTAATAATAGGCGACCTCACCAGCGACAGCCGCTGCACCAGCAGAACCAGTATCATATTGGAGATACTTGTAAATGCGTGTGCCATTGGTGTCGTCAATGATTGCACCAAGCTGACCCAGTTGGAACTCTGGGGTGTCAGCTACGGATGTGGGGTCAATCCCCATTACTGCTGCAATAGCCATAACAGTTCCCCTTTCCTATGTGTGGATCACGCCCTGGAGAGCGCGGTTTGAACAAGTCAGATTTCCTGACCAGAACATCGTTACCTTCGCCTTGGCTCGTTAGGCCAAAACCGCCTTGCGGCTGCTTATGCTTTCACATAAGTCGAGACTATATCATCACCCTGCATCAGCAGGGGCTGTGCGCTTCGGGTCACTTGACCCTACTCCCTTGCGGGATAGTCGTTGCACCTTCCTCAAATTGAGGCTTGGATCAGGATTGCCCACGCCATGATGCGTTTGGGTATCCCCTGAGTTCACACAGTTCTTCATGTGCAGATTACTCTGCAATGGCCCTAGTGGTATGTATAAGGCGTTACCATAG